TGTTGGCCTTTGGGATCAGACCAGTGCCTCGGGCGCTGTGTGGGCCTAGAAGCTTTGTTTGTATGGAGTCGCGCACAAGCCGCGCTGTCTCGCCAGCAACCAGTATGTTTACAGGCTTGTTAAATCGTTTCCCATCCCACCAATGAGGATACAGCCCAGTCAGCCAGACCGCAGCACAATAAGCAACAGTTTCGCTCTTTCCTGTGTTGTGATGGAAAACTCCAGCCGCTTTATAATTTTTATATTTTGGTACTGTAAAGTCGACAATCGGCTGGAAACCGAGAGGCACAAGTGCTATAATGCGTTTACCACCAACTAAGGAGATATGATCCAATGGAAAATAAACAGAACAGTAATCTTCATCAACAAGGCTTGACGGCTCAACGCTCGAAACGCGGTAAAGCTCGTATTTTCCAAGATGATGAGCTTCGCCATCTTGTTGAAGATTTAGGAATAACTCAGGCAAAGATTGCAGAAATGAAAAAGTGTTCTGTTTCAGCTGTAGAACGTTCGTGCAAACGATTGGGGCTGAAAACATCAAGAACAGGCCCAAGGCACGCTGACAATCATCGAGATTGGTCAGGAGGTCGCCGTCTTGTAAATCATGGTTATATTGACGTATACGCTCCACTTCATCCTTATTCCAAACAATACGGGACTGTCCCTGAACATCGTCTTGTGATGGAATTAAAGATGAAAAGATATCTTTTGCCGCAAGAAGTGGTTGATCACATAGATAACCATCCTCGACACAATTCGCCTGATAATCTTCGCGTTTTTGCTTCCAACGCAGACCATTTGAGGACGACATTAACTGGCGTAAAGAAAGGTAGCCCTCGGATGTTAACAGACGATGCTCATCCGTGCAGTCAAAAAACTGGTTATCTTCCATCACTACACGAAACGCTGGAAGGATGCCCTTTAGAAACGCACCAGATGCTCTTGCATTACATTGACTATCACCGTCCCACGAATGAACATCGAACTCTTCCGCGCAAAAAGCTGAAAGGGCTGGTAAATTATTGGAAAGATACGTCCATGGAGTGATACATCTGTTGCCAGCCATGAAGCAAACCTCGCGGTACTGCGCTGTCGCCCTGATAAAATCCAAATGTTTTGTATACAGCTCACGGCGCAGCGGCCCTTTGTCAGGAAAATAGCTGCGTAGCAGATTAACGCTTTCGCGCGCCTCAAGCTCTCTCAGGATTTCAAGCTCCCGTAGCTCACTCTTTGTCAGGGCCATGCTTTGCCCGTAGCGCCGCCAGCTCAGCGCGCAAATCATCATCGCTTGATGTCGCAAACGGTTTACCGTCAGCGTTTCCAATATCCACGCGGTCGCCGTATTTGCTCGGCTTCCAAGCCTTGAGGAGCCTAAAATTAGTCTCGATCATGAGTTTATCGCGCTGCACGTCTCCCGAGCTACCTTTAAGTCCAGATGCGATATTAACCTGATTTTCTGCCATTAAATCGTAGCCAATATCGCGTGCGCGCGCGTAATTTGTGGCAAAATCATCGGACTCTTTAAGCCAATCGTAAACCGTGCGATAAGCGGGCATTTTTTTATCGAGACAAATCTGGATCAGCGGCTCACCTGTTGCGATGCGCTCGCATATTTCGTCAGCGATTTCCTGCTTGAAAGTGCTTTTTCTGCCCAAAATAACCTCGTTTAGCTGTTAATTATTAATTAATACCACAACCATCACGGCAAAAAAGATCAATTACATAAAATTTTATCTATTACATAAAAAAATATGCAATCTGTGATTTTGAGATGTAGACGCGCCATAGAATATCGTTTCCGCTCATTCCTAGTGGTGCTACAGCGTAGTTTGCCACCCATCTGGTGCATCCGTACCAAAACAACACAAACAGCGCTGTGGGATGCCTTAGAATTAGTTTAAGCTAAAATATCCACAAAGCGGATTTGCGGGACAGGCTCGCCGAGTGCGATATGCTCGGTCTTGGCCTTCTTGAGAGCGTTCCAGTGCCCTGTGCGCGTGCCACGGTCAGCGAGTTTATATGCGCGTTTGGCAGCTAGAACCTTGTAGTAGGCGTCTAGGCAGCGTGACATTTGAGCGGCGATCTGGTTTGCGAGTGTCATGGTGTTGCCTCCGATTGCATTTTGGCTGGTTGGTGTGTGGTTGTCAAGCGACGAGCGGGATGTATGTTCGGCACTTGCTGTCAAACGAGAACGAGGATACACCGACGCGCCCGTTAATTCCCCAGTATCTGGCCTTGAGGACGGCAATTTCAGTTCTGTTTACGGATGGGGAAGGACGATAAACCGATATTCCCACGTCTGCTTTATTCGCCCAATGTGCAGAGTCTGAAATGTCGTAAAGGCTAGGCGGCACATAGATTCCGTCCTCTTTTTTCATTTTTGCTGGGTGAGCTGCGACGATTAGGTGGACGTTCAGGCGCTTTGCCATCCGCTTAAACTTCTTAATCGCGTTCCCCGTGTACTCTGTCAGGCTCTCATTGAAGCCCTTACAGTGGTCTATTTCGTTCCAAGGGTCTATGATGATCATCTCGCAGTTATGCTGCATCACAGCCATTGCGCATCGAGCCAGAACCCAATCTAGGTTGGGGGTGTCATCGTCGGATGGGACGATAAAGCGGAAGTTTTCGTTAATCCATTTATCGGCTTCTGAAGATTTTCCGATGCCAGTTGCGGCATAGAACCAGTTTTGAAGATTGCGCTTGTGGTCTGTCTGCGGTGATTGCTCAAAGCTTGCGAAGGCAGTTCGCCACCCGTATTTCAGGGCCATTGTGCAAGCAAGATCGTTGAGGAATGTAGACTTTCCATGACCCGGTATGCCTGTAACAACACAAAAATCGCCGCGGCGCAGGATGTAGTTATCATCTAATCCGCCCATGCCGTTACGGTATCCTTGGGCTTCGACGGCTGGGGGGAGATCGCCCATCGCGTAAACGCCGTCAACCTGCATCCATGTTGCACGATTGATGGTTTCAGAGACACCGACGAGGCCGTATGTCATCAAAACCTCGTTCAGGTCTTTGCATCGCTCATCAGAGCCTTTACGCTTAGGGAAACGGATGTATTTGCAGCGAACCTTATCGAGACGCAGTGCCAAATCGTTAAGAAGGTTTACGCCAGCCTTGTCGTTATCGACGGCTAGGATGATTTCGCGAACGCCAGACATGATGCCGAGTTGTTCTTCGATGTACGAGTATTTCGCGCTTTCTTTGTCGCCAATTTCCTCGGATGGGGCACCGTCTGGAACAGACACGGCACGAAGGAAGCCGCACTGGATGGCAGCCATAGCATCAAACTCGCCCTCGGTGATGATCAGCGGCATATCTTGAAAATCAGGGTTTGTGATGGCGTCCTGATTCCAAAATATTTTCTTTCCGCCCTTGTCCTGCTCGAATTGCTTATCGCTCAATTTGCGGTATTTGTGGTTTACAGCAACGCCATTGAGCATATACGGGATTGCAAGCCATTCATCGCCATGACGCTGCTCGCTGCGAAGGCCGAAGCTTTCCAGTGTTTCCACGTCCAGCCCGCGATTTGTCAGAAACTCGATTGTTTTGAACGTCATCATTTTTAATAACTCCTTTGTTGCAGCAGTGGAAACAGTAGAAAACAGCGGATTGGTAGTCGTCTGAGATTTTAATGCTCAAACATCGGTCAGTCTTTTTTTTGCGAAGATGAGAGCAATTCGGGCAGGTTGTCATGTGGTTTTTTCCAGCGGCGTCGCTTTTTAGGATTATCCCCATGTTCCTGATTTTTTCTAGTAGCGTGATCACATGAACCCCCACCCGTAGCCGTCTGGGTCTGCTTTCGGATTGCTTGTGCCGCTGTCCAGAACAGATTCCCACCCACGTTGATTGAGCCAAGTTGAGACGTGTTGCGTTTTTGACTTCCGACGCTTGCAGTCATCGCAATAGGCCTTTGCCGCTTTGGCCAATTCGCTCGGCTGGATAACCTTCAGGGCGGCTCGGTAAAACTTCAGGGCTTGAGACTTGTTGCCCTTCGGCATATCGAACGGATTCCAGCTACCCCAAAAATCGGCAAACCCTTCCTCAGAACCTGTGGGGGATATAGGGGGTTTATTACCTTCATTATATTCATTAACTTCATTATCTTCTTTCTTATTTGTGTTACCCGTGTGTTGGGCGTGTGTTGGGCGTTTGTTAGCAGGTGTGTTATCTTCGTTGTCTTGCCCCTGATATTTGCAATAATTACAGATAGTTATCAGAGTACCACCTGTGTTAGTACGTGTGTTGATCATGCCCTCTTTTTCGAGGTTTCCCAAAAAAGTGCGTGTTACCTGATCACCTATTCCGAACCCTTTTGATATAAATCTGATGCTTGTCACGAGCTGGCCGCGCTCAAGAGAAACGATAGCGTCGTTATGCCTGACACTTGTTCTCTTCCACGCCGCAGTGTCGCACATCCAAGACCAAATGGCGGCTTCAATAAGGCTTCTGAATACGGGGTGAGTCCATTTAGACCTATAAGATTTTGTGAAGCCTGACATTATCAAGCCCCCTCAATTCTATAAGCTTTAATAGCTAATTCCATTTCGTCTGGTGTCAGCAACCCTAATTCATACATACGCATAAGCTCTCTCTTACGAGCCGACGGAGTTAGGTTCCTAACAGACGATATTAGAATAAATGGTAGATAGTCTTTTACTGGCGTTAGCACGTTTCATCCCCCCCTCTGATGGGTGTATGTGACCGCCCCCCAACTTCAGAGGACAGGGCTTGCGGGGCTCATGACTTCCCAGCGGCCACGGTTAGATTAGCACTTTTCGCGGCTGGTGCAAGGGTGATTTTTAGATAAAATAATTTTGCACAAAGCAAAAATTAGATTGACTAAATGCTGTTTATATCATAGCGTCAGAAACCCATTAACAAACATTTGGAGTCATAAAAATGGCGAACGAGATTGCACTACGGGCTAGGCTTTCAGAAGCGATTAACGAATACAATTACAAGGAAGCCGCGCTTGAAGAAGAGCTTGCTTTGTTTGAAGCTGCTGGAGATCGTCTAAAATCTGCCGTCACGATTATGGGCCAGTTTGGCCGTGAAAATATTGATGTAGGCTGCGCGTATATTCACAACCTTAAAAACGCGCTAACAACCTCTGCTTGGCTGGCATTGTATGAAAAACTAAGCCTTAAAACTCTTATGAGCGCTAATGATAAGCGCAGATTTGAGCAGAGCCTGTCTCAAGCTGTAGAGTTTAATATAGAAAACATTAAGGCGACATTTGGCAGCTTTATTTTAGACCCTCGCGGTAACATACTGCGCGGGCTTGCTGAGGTATTTTGTGGCCTTGATCAATCATATAAATCTCACGACAAGGTTAAAATTGGCGTGGCAGGCTTACCAAAGCGCGTTATTTTGTCAGGTTTTAACTGCTATTCAAGCATGGGCCGCGAAAAGGTGAGAGACATTTTGAACGCTTTGGCTGCATATCAAGGCAAGCCAGCCGTTGAGTGGAGTGAACTGTCAGATATTGAGAAAAACGGCGATGCTTTGCGCGAAAGCCGTGGAGTGTGGCTGAGATTATTTGCCAACGGAAACGGGCATTTGTTTTTTGATAAGCAGACGCTTAAGGACATCAATTCTGCACTGGCAGAGTTTTATGGAGATGTGCTGGCTGATTGCGCTGACGAGAAGCCAACACAGCGTCAAACGTCAACATCGGTTTCAAAGGATTTGCAATACTATCCAACGCCAAAAGATGTAGTAGAGCGCATTTTGGCAAATTTGTATATTGATGAAGGCGCTTTAGTTTTAGAGCCATCGTGCGGGTGTGGGAGAATCCTTGACGGCGTTAGATCGCATCAGAGAACGGCGAAGCTATGGGGTATTGAAATTGACCCATTAAGAGCATTAGAGGCAAAGCAAAAAGGCCATAATGTGCTTGTCGGAAATTTCCTAGAAACTATGCCAGAGCCTAGATTTGACCATGTGATTATGAATCCACCGTTTTACGGTAAACACTACGAGAAGCACATTCGCCACGCGATTAAGTTTCTAAAAAAAGATGGAGTTTTGACAGCAATCTTGCCGATCACTGCAAAGTTAGACCACGGCTTGCTTGATAATCTTAATGGGCGTTGGGATGATCTTCCTATTGGGTCTTTTAGCGAAAGCGGAACGAACGTAAACACCACGATATTTACTTATGTTAATAGGTAATGCCAATAAAATAATTTTGCCTAAAGCAAAAAAAGATGTTGACAGTACGCAAGAGACGGTCTAGCTTTAGATCACGGACAACGAAGAAGGAGAAATAGAAATGTCAATCACATTCACAGCTTACGAAAACGGCCTTAACGAAATGATCGAAGGGCTTGTTGCAGGGAAGGTGCTGCGGGAAGAAGCGACAGAAAAAACGCTTATCGCGCATTTGATGTTTGATCGCGGCAACGGTAAAGGCGGCTTCCGCAGTGTTGCTGCAAAGCGTGCGGCTGTTCGCGAGTTCGACAAACTTCTCTCGATGGCGACTGGCAGCCGCGTTTCTCGCGGACTTCATATGCACTTTGTCGGAATTAAAGTTTAACTTTTTAGGAGGTATTTATGTTGAAACTCTTAATGGCATTTATCTTAGGACAAGCTGTGGCTTACACGGTGGCTTATAACCACAATGACGCGGTCGCAGCATTGCCAGTGCCAGCAGTGACTCAGACGTGTGAAGCTGACCAGCAGATTAAGCTGATTGCTGCAAACCTTGAGACAATGCCTAACATCAAGAGGTGGTTAAAATGATTCTTCCAGTCCATAAACTTCTGCCAGTGTTTGCTTTTTGCCTGATTGCGGCAATGTCTCTGGTAGGTTTCGCAGCTTTCCTGTGCCTGTATCTTGGCCTCATCATCTTAGCTTAGGAGATCAAAACCATGACCGAACAACGCAAACCGACGATTGATTGCCTGCCTCTGAGCTGGGGACAGATCAAAGCAGTGTCGATTGATAATGCTTATGCGCCAGAGCCTACATGGACGATTAAAGATCATGAAGGACAGGTTTTTTACGATGGCTTAGAGAAGTGGGCAGATGTCGTCGAATCGTTAAAACAATATGCAGAACAGTGCGCGATTGAAAATAATAGACAATGGGACGGCATGTCATGGACAGTAGAGTTTAGCGACGCAGACCTTTGCAACGATGACGGCACAGAGTGCATCTTTATCCGTCGCTCTATCGGTTTTGAGGTCATCGAGGAAGAAAACTGCGGCCCATATGATGGAATGAATTTTTATTATGAGATCACTGTTGATGGTCAAGACCTTGGAGGCGTGAAATGAAAATCGAAGTCGGCAAAGAGTACAAAACGCGTGGTGGTTATATGGCAACCGTCATTTATGAGTTATCAGGGAATGACAAACTTTTTCCATTCGTCGTCTGCATTAAGTACTCAGATGGAGAAGAACAGTCTATAACTGTAACGAGACAAGGTAGAAAATGGGAGCATGATCTAAGCCCTGATGACCTCGTGAGCCCCGCGCCCAAGAAAATAAATGTTAGTGCTTGGGCTAACGTGTGCCCAAGTGGAGTTTCCATCTTGTACGAAAGTAAAGACCACGCAGATGCTTGCGCTAGCAAATCACGCATCGCCTGCAAGCGCATCGAGTTTGAAGTTGAAGAAGGAGAAGGGCTGTGAACCTACAAGACCTAGAGAAAAACGCCGCTGACTTACAGGCGAAGCTGGACGAGATGAATAAAACCATCACGAAGATGAAGGCCCAGCCAAGCGGGCTTTGGAAGCCTGCGATTGGTGAGGGTTATTATTACATCGGTTGTGATGGTTTTATTAGCGTCATGAAAAATGATGGTACGATATTTGATAAAGATATTATTTCCATGGGCAACGCCTACCGCACACAAGAGGAAGCCGAGCGCGCACGAGACAAACGAGTAGTCACGCAGCGTCTTCGCGAGTTGGCGGGCGGGTATAGGTTTAAGGCAGGGGTAACAAATTGGGAACTGTACTATCACACCGTCAACAACAGCTGGCAACTTGGCACAATTATTAGCGGATTTAGAGCAGGAAATGTTTACTTCCGCTCTGATGAAGAGGCACTCGTCGCCTTAAATGAGCTTGGCTCACGCTTAGATGTTTTATTGGAGATTGAGGAATGACCCAACAAGAAAAACCCGACGCCTTGGAAATCATAAGACGTTTTGTAAACGATATGAGCGAATTAACGGGCGAGTATCCTAACGAAATAAAACTCAGCTCAACTTCTTACGACATATTGGCTCATGAAATTAATAAGTTGTTTGAGAAGAATGTGAAGCCAGCTATTCATGTAAACAGCTTCATCCTTTTCGGAACAAACATAAAAAAAGTAGGATTTATTAAATGACCCAGCTAATTACCAAAACACTCGACCATGTTTATGACGCACTGGAAGCGCACGAGAAAGTGCGCGTGGTGTATGACGCAATGCTGGTTAAGGCAACAAGAATGGGAGTTAGAAGATGACCAACCAACCAGAGATTAAGCCGTGCCCGTTTTGTGGTGGTGAAGCTGAGTTCTACCCTAACGATATAGAAGGCGAAGAAAACTGGGTTGAGTGTTGCAACGCTAAGTGCCAAGCGACTAATGGATATGTTAGGAGAACTCCAGAAGAGGCATTAAGCGCATGGAACACCCGCACTGAGCCCGCCGCACCTGCGCCGCTGCCTGATGTAGAAATACCAGAAGGATTTAAGTACACGCCAGCGCAACAGGTTGTTTGGGATTGGTGGTGCAATCATGAGAAAGCGCCGCCTATTTGCGATGACCTTAACGATCTAATCTGGAATCTAGATGCTCTAAAAGAAGGAATTATATGCAATCTTGCAGCCGAAAAACTTAGACTTACTTATTCACTACAGACATGTCTTGATGTCATCAAAGAGGGATTGGTATCTGATACAATTTCATCAGCTACATATAATTCAAATCCATTTTTGGCGACTTTAGCAGACCATTTTTCTAACGCAAAACAAGTTGCTGAGGATACTCTTGAATTATCCCTTAAATATAGAGATGGAAAGAAAGAACTATGACCAACGAAACTGCGCCGTCGTCGGATGAGGTGGAGAGAGAAATATGTAGTATGCGAAAAACAATCGCCGTTGCAGGAAAACACCCGCTGTACTATTACACAAACAATGAGGAGAACAAAATGACCAGATGTTGCCCAGTATGCAAAACTGAAGATGTTCTGTGGAACAGTCTGGAAGATAAGTTTTGCATTTGCTTAAAATGTGATGCCACAGGTGTTTCTGTTGAACGCGCAAAACCTTGCACGGTCAAAGTCACCCGCGCCGAGCCAGCCGCGCCGTCGTCGGATGAGGTGGAGGATGCCTTTGCGTATATAACGCCGCACCCTGAAAATCATTCAGCCATATCTCTTAGTGCCAATAAGCTAAGAGGTTACGTCAATACACTCCACGCACACATCGCCGCGCTGGAAGCAGAAGTAGAGCTACAGAAAGATTTGAGGCAGCACTCACAGGATATTACTGATAGGTCTTTAGCGCAAATGCGCTACTATGAAACTTTGGCGGCTAAATCTGCGGCAAAGCTGTATTCGCTTCAAGAGGGCGACAAGCGGCTGCGGGAGGCTTTAAGCTCAGCACTCGCGTGGCTTTGACAAGATGAAACAACAAAGTTTGACGGAACAATCGGAGTTACACGGCACGCTGACGGTAGCGTGTGGACTAGGCCTTAAAAACCTCAATTTCAACACGAGGTCGCGCTTTATCAATACCGCCGCTAATGAGCTGCACGCTGCTGACAACCTGCCAGCAGTCGTCTTTAATCACGCCGCGCTTGACGATAAAATCTTCGGCTGCCTTTATGCGGTTAGATAGGTCGCGCGCCCTATTATCTGGCCAGAAAAATGTATAGCGCATAGATACACACTCGGCATCAAACACATCCGTATGGACGTTTTCGCAGAGCTTCATCCATTCCTTG